GAGGGTCTGAGGGGTGTGGCCTTTGGCACCGATGTGGATGTGTACTCCGCAGCCTCTGGAGGCATCGCTCTTGGCTCCGGCCTTCCGCAGTTTGCGGATCAGCTCCTGCAAAAGCTCCATGTCCGTGTAGGTGAGGATCGGCGTGACCATTTCGCACTTTTCAGCGTCGGGGCCGTGAATGCTGACATCCTTCTGGAATTTCCATTCCCGGCCTTGGGCATCCCAAGCACTCCAGGTGCTGTAGCCGTTGCGGCTGGCGGTGTTGCGGTAGTTGTTGGTGCCGAAGAAGGTGGCGGCCAGCTTGGCGGCTGCGCTCCGCTCGATGTTGTTCATCTCGACCTCGACCCCGATGGTCTGCTTTTTCATTTCCTCAATTTGTCTTGCTACCTTTTCGTTCATGGTGTTTTCCTCCGTTTTTTGTGTGTTTTCCCTTTCGGTAGTACACATATTCGCTCTACATCGGAGATATAGCAAGTTATATTTGAGGCATATAATACACAAGGTTTTTCAAGCAAATTCGGGTATATTGTGTACTTTATTCCGGTTTTTTCCTGCTCCCGGTTGCTGCGGTCAGAAGCTGTACACCCAGGCGAAAACCGACCTTGAACCGATCCTTTTGCATCAGCATTTCAAGATCCGCACGATGCACTTTATATAAGTTGAGTAGTTCTTTCAGCTCAGGAGATGCGAGGGTTTCCACCTGGGACCACAACTCAGCAACCTTGTGATTCAGTTCCCGGAAAGTTTCAATGTCCTCCACCGAATCGTCGTAAGGGCTGACCTCCCCGTAGAATAGCCGATCCAGAATGTCATCCATCATTCGTCGGCCACCTTTCGGCAGGAGTCTTCGCTGTAGACAACACCCAGGCTGGAACCGCAGTCCCAGTTCACATGGATGGTTCCCCAGTCATCCACCCAGCGGACGGTACCCCTACAGCCGAGAACCAGTTTCTTGTTGTAGGGGTCATCCATGTGGATCAGCTCCACTCTTGTCCCAATGGGATACTCCTCACGGAGCTGTTTCAGTTGCCATTCCTTGATCATGCTCATACCTGCTCCTCCTTTGCCGTGGGGGCGGATTTGAAGGCCGAGCTGCCAGATAGGTTGCGGAGCAGGATTTTGCGGGTCTGCTTGTGTTCGGCACCGATGAATCCCAGCCGAAGGAGGAAGCAGCGGAAAGCGTACTTCTCATTGTCAACTTCCTTCTCTTTCGCAGTGATCCGCTTCTGGGTTCTGGCCATCTCGCAGAGGGCGGCAACAAAGGCGGTGTAGGCCTTGACCTCTTCGGGAGAGCTGTCTGCCGGGAACCAATCAAAGGCCAGTCGGTCATCCAGCAGACTGATGGTCAGGTCGGAAACGCCCAAAGCCTTCTTGATGAGGTTGCCCTTGGCATCGACCAGATCGAAAAGGTTCTGAAGGGAACTTTCGGTGAAGCTGGCCATGGGCACCTGGATAGAGATACCTTCTGGCTCCTCATCCATAACCGGCTCGGGCTGGGGATTGTCATAGGCTTCGGAGATGCAGGTGAAACCGCTGGCTGCCAGCCGAGCCTGAATTGCGTCTACCCAGTCGGGATCGGCCATGTCGTTCAGGTGCAGGATGCCGTTCTTATCAACGGTGATGCAGTCCACCTGGTAAGCGAAGCTGGGAGCGCCCAGGTACTTGGCTTTCTGGCCGGTGTGGTCAGCGAGGACGGCGACCAGATTCTTCCGATCAGCACCCGTGCAATTGTAGTCAAGTTTCATTTTGGAAACCTCCTTGAATTGTGGTAGTCCCTTGCGGGTCGTACACATATTCGCTCTACTCTGCCTGAATAGCAAGTTGTTTATCAGACAGACAATGTAGAATGATTGGGTGCATTATTGTGTGCAGTACACAATGCCTGCAAGCACAAAAAATACGCAGGGCAAAGCAACACCGTTACCCCACATCTTGTACTCTGCGGCATCGGAATGAGGATCTGCCAGCCATTTACGGAGCTGCTTTTCCGTCTTCGGTTTGGTGCTGGGAGAAGTGATACGGCGGTGGGTTTCCCAGACCTTCGTCCAGAAGACCAGTTCCTCTTCGGTAGGTTCAGTGGTATCCAGATCGCTGCACCACCAATCCGGGAAACCTTGCAATCTGGCACATTCGGTGGGTGTCAGGCGGCGGACGGTGTATCCCGAAAGCACAGCCCCGGGACCCTTTGCTACCTGCGTGGGAGCCAGCTCCTCATCGATGCAGGGCTTGAACTGTGCGTTTTTACCCTGGTTGTAGGAAGCGTAGTCTAGACCATAGCAAGGCTCGGAAACCACGGTTGCATCCTTGTAGTCCCGGGACAACAGCGTGGGTGCTGTATCTTGGGAGACCTGAGTATAACTACCTGTGGTGAGGGCATATACGGGTGGCCCACTGACAATGGCGATGCCGTCCTGGTTACAGGCGGGATTGCCGCCAGAGGTGTCAACGGTACGAGCGACCTCTGCTTCGTAGATGCCGCTGTGAGGGTTCGGAGAAAGCATACCTTCTGAGTTGAAACCGCTGATGCCGTAGGGCTTCACAACAAAGGGCTGGTTGTTGCCGCCGGTGCCATATTGGCGGGACACAGTAGGTGCAACCTCCACAGGCCCGCTGAACCGAGTGTCCTGACTGTGGTTTTCAAATACAGCAGGAGGATTGTCCATCACGACGGGAGGGTGATGGGCTTCTGCCCGGAGGGTGCAAGTTACCTCGTGGGTCACATCCATGCGGTTGCCACCCTGGTCATTGAGAACGACTCCGTTTCGCCCGGTGGACATTCCACAGTTCACACCAAGGGTAGATGCGGTTTCCGAAACGGTGCCGTTGTACCCGTCTATACCAAGGCCTGACGCTCCAGGGCAACTCTCAACACCTCCGGCAGCTCTTTGCCACGGGCGGAAGCCCTCCGCAGAATACCTTGACAGGCCTTCGGACTCAAATAATACTTTTCCGGCACATTGGCCTGTAAGATCGCCGATAAGGAAGATGCGTTTTCTACGTTGGGGCAAACCCCAGTGTTGACAGTCGAGAGTACGGTACGCAACGCTAAATCCGGGACCCATGTATATGTCGGCACTGGGCCATCGGTTTTTCTCAGGCATAGGCACTTGGGCACCCGGTTCGACGATGCCGATGACGGCTTCGAGGACTGCCTGGAAGTCATGCCCGGAATTTGAGGAGAAAGCGCCGGGGACATTTTCCCAGCAGATCCAGCGGGGGTATTGGCCATTGGTGGCACACCTCATTTCTTTGATGATGCGGATGGCTTCGTAAAACAGAATGGATTGGCTACCCTCCAGACCAGCTCTCTTGCCGGCCACGGACATATCCGTGCAGGGAGAACCAAAGGTGATAATATCCACAGGCTCAATCTTGCCGCCATCCATGCTGGAGATGTCGCCGTAGTGTTTCATATCGGGGAACCGCCGTGTGGTGACCCGAATGGGAAAGGGTTCAATTTCAGATGCCCAGCGCGGCTCTATGCCTGCCAGGGCGCCGCCCAAAGGGAAACCCCCGGAGCCATCAAAGAGGCTTCCGAGGGTCAGAGTCTTATATTCATTCATGGGCAATTACCTCAAAAGGGGATTACCTGGCTGTCAGGGTCAGCGACCTCGTCAAAGTCATAGGTCAGACCATCCCGGACAACAGATACACCGTCGCTGGAGCCGACCTGCTCAATGTACCGCTTGACGATGACATCGCAGAACTTTTCGTCCAGCTCCACGGTGTAGCAGATGCGGTCAGTCTGCTCACAGGCAATCAGCGTAGAGCCGGAACCGCCGAAGGGGTCAAGCACCACGCTGTTGCTCATGGTGGAGTTCATAATGGGATATGCCAGGAGCGGGATCGGCTTCATGGTAGGATGGTCGCCGTTCTTCTTGGGCTTATCAAATTCCCAGATGGTTGTTTCCTTCCTGCCGGTGTACCACTGGTGCTTGCCGTTCTTCTTCCAGCCATAGAGGCAGGGTTCGTGCTGCCACTGGTAAGGACTACGACCCAGCACCAGGGACTGCTTTTTCCAGATACAGCACCCAGACAAATAAAACCCCGCATCGGCAAAAGCCTTGCGGAAGTTCAGTCCTTCGGTATCTGCGTGGAACACATAAATGGAGGCATCGTCTGCCATGGCAGCGTGCATCTGCTGGTAGGCAGCCAGGAGGAAGTTATAAAAAGCCTCGTTGGCCATGTTGTCGTTTTTGATTTTGCCAGCGGAACCTTCGTAGTTGACGTTATAGGGAGGGTCGGTGATGACCAGATTTGCCTTCACCCCGGCCATGAGCAGCTCGTAGGTTTCCGGCTTGGTGCTGTCGCCGCAGATCAGCCGGTGGCGGCCCAACTGCCAGATGTCCCCGGCCTTGGAGAAGGTGGGCTTTTGAAGCTCCGCATTAACATCGAAGTCATCCTCCTTCACCCCATCCTTCAGACTGTCTTTGAACAGGTCATCGATCTCCGCAGGCTCGAAGCCCGTCAGAGATACATCGAAGTCAGCACCCTGCAGATCAGCAATCAGCAGAGCCAGCTTATCCTTATCCCAGTCGCCGCTGATTTTGTTGAGGGCAATGTTGAGTGCCTTTTCCTTGGCTTCATCCATTTCCACAACAACGCAGTCAACCTCGGTGAGGCCCATGTCCATCAGCACTTTCAGACGCTGGTGGCCACCGACAACCCGGCCAGTGGTCTTGTTCCAGATGACCGGCTCTACATACCCAAACTGCTCAATGGAACGTTTCAGCTTCTCGTATTCGGCATCGCCAGGTTTCAGGTCTTTTCTGGGGTTATAGTCCGCGGGCAGAAGATCTGCCGTATGCTTGCGTTCAATAATCATACCAGACCCCACTCAGCGAAAGCCTCAAAGCCGCCGATGGAGCGGATGAAGGCTCTGGCTGTTTCCACGATTTCTTCGTAAGGAATACCGCCCACGTTTTCGTCGCCGATGGCACAGCACAGCTCCACAGGCTTGCCGGTGCGCTGGGCTTCCAGCCATGCGTAAATGTTTACGCTGACATCGGCCTTGCTCAGATCTTTTCCGTGGAGACCGCCACCAGTAACGGAGTCGGCCATGTCGCTGCCCAGCTTGCGGTTGGTAGCGCCAGTGTCCACATTGGTGCCGCCGGTCCAATCGCCCAGAGGGTTGACGATGGCACCGGGATACTGTAAGCGGATGGTTTCAGAGTTGACGTTGCTTTGGCAGATGATGAGTCGGTCTCCGGCCAGGATATACTTGCCGTCAAAGGGATACTGATCGTAGATTGCCCGGGCGACATTGGACATGACTCTTTGCTCCTCGGTCATAGGCACACCTTTGAAGATGCCGTTGTCACCGCAGCGAATGGCATCCTTCTGGTTTCGAGCCAGATGGGTGTCCTGGGGAACTACCACCAGATCCACATCCAGATTGCCTGCGATGCGGTGGACGGCGGCGATGACCTTTTTCTCATTCAGCTTTGCAGATGTTTCTGCAATGATATGGCAAATGCCATGGCCGATCAGCACCTCCACCGCAACCTTGGGATCGATCTGGGTTTCGTATGCGATGTCGACCACGGCACCGGCAATTCTGTCTGCCACCTTGTCCGGGTGGGCAGGATTGACTTTTTCAAACATTAAGGTTCCTCCCATTGTATCAATGATGTTGTGTGTTTACTGCTTGCCACCTGTGCGGGCCTGAAGCAGACGTTCCATGACATCGTCCTGGGGTGTGGCTCCGCTGTACTCGCTGGAGCAGTTCTCCCGGACGATCTGGAATATCTCCATCCACAGACGATTGGTCTGTGACATAAAATTCTGGCTCATAGCCACATAGGGACTCTGGATCGCATTGCCTGTGGTGGGATGCTTGGCAAGGAAACCATACTCGGTGATGGCCTCCTCACATTGAATCCAACGGGCCACGCTCATGGCATATCGTTCCAGAAGCTGTGGCGAAACCAGTGCAGTGCATCTGCGCTCGGCAAGCCAGTTCCAGGTAGCTTCGTACACATCGGCGGCGATGAGCTTTTTGCCGTCTTTCTGAGTGGCGGACAGCATTGCAGAGGGCTTGGGCATGGGCTGACCTTCTAAATCGGCTGCGTTATCGAAGTCAATGACAGTCAACGCTCTCTTGCCGGGATTGCCTTCTGCGATTTTGTCGGCCAGGGGCTTCTTTTTAGCACCTGCACCGACTCTTGCCCCACCACGGTTGGTACCGTCTTTTGCCACAGTTTCACCTCCTGTCGGCGGGGCCGGGTAAATACCCCCTTTGAATTTGCGATTTCGCGCACGTGACCCCACGCCCGTTGCACCAGATATTTGCTGTAGAGATTTGAGACCCCCTACCGGGTGGAGGAATCGCATACATTTTGGTGCGAAACCCCCTATCGGTTGTGCCAGCGGTCGCCGCGTTCAGCATGGAGCTTTGCGTGGCAGGACTTACAAAGGGCAATCAAATTCTCTGTGGCATGAGTACCTCCTTCAGAAAGGGGTAGCTTGTGGTGGATCTCTTCGGTGGGTGTCAGCTTTCCGTTCTGTTTGCACAGCTCACACAGTGGGTGGGCTTCTGCGTAACGGTCACGGATGCGCTTCCATGCTCTGCCGTACCTACGGCGTACAGCCGGGTCACGGTCGTACTTCTCATAGCGTTGGGCTTCCTTCTTTGCGTGTTCCTCACAGAACCTTCCGTGGGTCAGCTTGGGACAGCCTGGGTGTGAGCATGGGCGTTTGGGTTTACTTGGCACGTTTGTCCTCCTTCCTGTGTCGATGACGGAACTTGTAGCGGAGGATGTACCAGATCTGCTCCAGATAGGAAACCTTGCGGTATCCCATGGGAAACACCTCCTTCTGGGCATAAGAAAAGCCCCATGAGATTGCTCCCATGAGGCCGTTCCGTATTTTCTTGGCGATTATAATGATATCACAGGGCAAGGGTGTCTTTCTATGTCTTTTAGTGTCCTGTCACGCAACGCTGGCAATATTGCAGGAAACCAATGCCCGATGGTGGAGCTTGTGAAGGTACCGAAGTTCGTAGCCCATATCCACGGCGATCTGCTCCCATGTTTTGAAGCACAGATACCGCAGTTCCAGCAGGGTTTGATATTCGGGATTCTCCACAGCCTTGATAATGGCGACAATGTCTCGCTTCAGATCCACCAGCTGATCAATATCGGCATTGATCTCGTTTTCCAGATCAATGATTTTTCCAATAATGTCCTGCATACGGTAGACATTGCGGCTGCCACCACCGGGCATATCGCTCATAGTGGCTGTGGCCTTGGTGGTCAAATCCCGGAGGGACAAGACCTGCTCCAGCTTGCTGTTGATGCGCTGATCCAGGCGGTAAGCCTGGCCGAGATATTCTTTTGCAGTCATATTCATACCTCCAAATTTGCCTTGACGGCATCGATAAGGGCGGATTGTGTTTTTTCTTTCTTACGAAGGGCGGACATGATCCGCTCGTCGATTGTGTTGGCTGCGATAATGTGATGGATGACCACGGTATCTGCCGTCTGGCCTTGCCGCCACAATCTGGCGTTGGCCTGCTGGTATAATTCCAGGCTCCATGTAAGGCCGAACCAAATCATGGTGGAACCTCCAGCCTGTAGATTCAGACCGTGGCCAGCAGATGCCGGATGGATGACCGCCACCGGGATTTTGCCAGCGTTCCAGTCAGCGATGTCCTTGGAAGTGGAAATCTCCCTTGCTGTGAAGCGTTTCTGAATTCGTTCCAGATCGTGCTTGAACCAGTAGGCTACCAGAACCGGCTTGCCGTTGGCGGCTTCGATCAGATCCTCCAGGGCATCCAGCTTGCGGTTATGAAGTTCGATAAAATGGCGGTCTTCGCTGTAAACGGCACCGTTGGCCATTTGGGAGAGTTTGTTTGCCAGTGCTGCGGCATTCCCGGCATCGATTTCTTCACCGCCCAGGGAAAGCACCATTTCTGCCTTCATGGTGTCGTAGGCCTTTTTCTCTTTTTCAGAAAGGGCCACTTTCACCTCGTTGATCACGCATTCCGGCATGGCCAGATGGTCAACGGCCTTCATGGAAATGGTGATGTCGGAGATCTGGCGATAGATGGCAGCCTCTGCTCCGGGGAGAGGCTTATAGGAAAACACCACCTGGCCATTTCTCTTGTCTGGCTGGAAGTAGCTGTTTCTGTAATGGGTGATGAAGCGTCCCAGCCGCTGGCCCATATCCAGCAAGCGGAACTGTGCCCAAAGGTCCATGAGACCGTTGGAGGAAGGTGTGCCTGTGAGGCCAACCATCCGCTTTACGGTAGGCCGAACCTTGAGGAGGCTTCTGAACCGCTTTGCCTGGTAGGACTTGAAGGAGGAAAGCTCGTCGATGACCACCATATCGTAGTCAAAGGGTAGGCCGCTTTCTTCCACCAGCCATTGGACATTTTCTCGGTTGATGATGTACAGGAACACTCTCTGCTGGAGGGCGGCTTTGCGTTCCAGTTCGGTGCCTACAGCCGCGGAGTAGGACAGGCCGTTGAGGTGATCCCACTTCTGGATCTCCGCAGGCCATGTATCTCTGGCGACACGCAGAGGAGCGATGACCAGCACTTTGCGGACGGAGAAGTAGTCCAGGCAGAGGTCGAAGATGGCGGACAGCGTAATAACGCTCTTGCCCAGACCCATATCCAGGAACACAGCGGAGATGGGATGCTCCAGTATGAAGTTGGTGGCATAAGCCTGGTAATCATGAGGCTTGTATTTCGTGGATGATCCCTCCAATCTGTTCTGGGCTATCAATGCAGTACACCAAAAAGCCAAGTGCTTCTAACTGCCTTTTTCGCCTTACTTGCAAAGGCCGCAGCTCTTTGCCGGGAGCCTTCAACTCAATGAAGGCCAATTTTCCACCGGGCAGGAGTACCAGACGGTCTGGCACCCCATCTAAGCCCGGGCTTATGAACTTTGGTGCGAGGCCGCCCATTGATTTGACGGCCTTGACCAGTTTTGCTTCTACAGTTTTTTCTCTCATGGAAACTCCTTGTTACCAGTTCTCGTTACCAAGCGATGCCCGGCCTTTTCTCGCGTATAGGCGTTTATGTGTGCCCGAGCGTCCTTTTTCTCTTTACCTACAATGTTTAAGGAGGCAATCAGTAACACCAGCAGCACACCACAAAACCGCCCTACCGGGTATGGATTGGGATGTTGCCGATGGTGTTACAGACCTCCCCGGTGGTTAACCGTTGGTAACGATGCTTAGTTACTTGCCGTCAGGCTCGGTAACACGGACATAGGTCTTTTGCAGACCGTAGCCGGGAATACGGAGCTTGCTCTGGGCATTGCCGTTGTGACGCTTCCAGCCGCCCAGCTTGAAGAGAATGCCTTCGATCTCGTAGGAGTCCGTTTTCTTCAGAGCTTCGCGGGGCTTGCCGAAGCACTCACACCAGATTTCCATGGCACAGACACGGGTACGCTGAACCGTGCCTTCCTCGGATTGGCCACCGAATTCATTGCCATTGAGGAAGTTGCGACGCTGGAAGAGGTCGTACTTGTCCCAGCCCTCCGGCAGCAGACGATCCAAATACTCCTGGACGATGCCTTCACGGGCATCGGTTTCCATGGCATCACGCTGCTGGGCATATGCTGCGGCGGCAACTTCACCTTTCAGGAACAGCTCCTCGCCCTGGTTGTAGTATTCAATTGCTTCTGCCCAGACTTGATCGGGGTCAGCCAGCTCCCAAGGATGGTACTTGCCATGCCCGGTCACATTTACAGGCCAGAAGCGGCGGTTGCCAGTGATGTCCCGGAGGAAGCCACCGTCGCTGTTGGTGGTGCCGACAATAACGCAGGAGCGAGGATGGCTTTCGACAGTGGTTCCGTAGGCGTGGCGGTATTTATCGTCGGTGCGGGTGATGAAGGATTTTACAACCTCCACATCCACCTTCTTGATGCCGTTCAACTCGGATAGCTCCAAGATCCAGTAGCCCTGCAACTTCTCCGGGGCGGTCTTATCCTTCATATCGGAGATGGACAGAGAATCAGAGAACCACTCCTTGCCCAAAATGGCAAACAGCGTAGACTTGCCCATGCCTTGCTCACCATTGAGGACGAGGATGGAGTCGAACTTGATGCCAGGACGGTAGATCCGGGCGATGGCGGCAACCAGAGTCTTTCGGGTGACGGCGCGGACATAGGGTGTATCTTCAGCACCCAGGTAGTCCACCAGCAGGGTGTCCAATCGAGGTACACCGTCCCACTTGAGAGTGGCCAGATAGTCCTTGATGGGGTGATACAGCCGCTCGGCGGAGGTGACGGCCAGCAGAGCATCCTTAAACTTGGTGGGAGACCAGATGCCATAGGTCTTTTCAAAATACAGCTTCGCGCAGGCCACATCGGTGTCGCTCCAACCGGGCTTGACCTGGGGCCAGGGCAATTTCCCGGTGACATCCAGCATACTTTTGAACTGGTTGAACACGATGTGCTGGAGGTTGGGGTCGTGGCGGAGGATGATGCAAATGTTGGTCAGTGTATCTTTGACACCGCCGGTCCGATCCAGCTCCAGCTGGTTCTGCCAGTCCTCGTCGGAGAATTCGCTGCTGGCCTGGGACATACGGTCCTCGGCGAAAACGGCCTTAACACGGTCATCCTTCAAAGCCAGATCTGTCATAGCGGCGTAGGACGGCAGCTTGCCAATGGGGGTGTCGGGAGCGGCCTTTTCATCCAGATCACGGAAGCGGTGGACACGGACAATATCAAAAGCGTTCAGCAGTTTGCCGCAAGCTGGGTCTGTGGCATGGTGGCTGTATGCAAACTTGCCGTCATACAGGACAACACCGGCACTGCTGTCCGCAGGGATGTAGTCATAGCGGCCATTCATAGCAGAGGGAGCGTAAATGTCCGCGAGGAAGGTGTCGATGGCATCTTCGATGGTATAGGCACGGCAGAACGCACCCACAACTCCGGGTTTAGTATGCGGATCTGCCTGCTGGGAAATGCTGCGGCGGACGGCTTCAGACTGACGGCTGGATACGGGCCAGGTGGATGCGTCACGCCAATCTGCGTATCTGCCCAGATACTCGTCCGGGTTCAGATCGGCACCATCTTTGGTTTTGAAGAAAAACTCACCGTTGGCAGAGGTGGAAGGCCAGTACATCAGACGGCAGGCCTCGTAGGTGGTATCGTCAAACAGATCAATGCCGATCTCTTTGGCAACCATGCGGGCAACGGGAGCATATTCCTCCTCGGAAATCTCCCGGGACAGCGGAATGAGGATACGAAGTCTGGGATGCTCCGGGGTATGCTTATGGGTGGAATAGACACAGCAGCGGAAGTCATGGAGCAGTTCGATAGTGGCCCAGATGTCGGGGCTGCCGTAGTCCATATCCAGCGTCAGCATGGAGCGACACAGCACCATGCCGTTCTTACGGCGGCCTTCCCGGAGGGCACCGCCGACGAAGCCGCCCACATCTTTGATGGAGTCCTGGGAGCCTTTCTTCAGCTTGCGGTACTCCTCCACAGTTTCGGTGGTGCGGATCGTGGTGCTAACCTTCTGGCAAAGCTCCTCCCAGGAGATCTCCCGGTTCTTCCACTTTTTGTCCATGCGGCTGTTGCCTACTGCAATTTTCATACGGATGTGACCTCCTTACACGCTGCGGTGAAATAACGGATGGGCTGGCCTTTACGCTTGGCCTTTTCGATCTCCATGGACATTCCCTTGGAGATGGTGTCTCCAAAGACCCAAAGTTCGGAGCATTTGGAGAGCAGGACGATGTCCATGAATAGGGCCAGATTACGCTCCTTGGGGCTGTGTTCATTCATGAACTGGGTGAAGTAGATATGGGGTGCGATAGGGATGTAACCGCTGTCCACGGCATAGCGGCAGTAGCGACGAGCGGCTTCCTGGTTTGCATCCATATCCCCGGACAGGGGTGAACAGATATACACGATGGGACGGAAGGCTCGGGCAGCCTTTGCCTCACGCTCGATGTTGGATAAGGCCTCATAGGCGGTGGGATCGTAGTAACCTTCGGAATTTCGCATATTAACACCCAAGGTCAACACCGCCTTTCTTGCCACCATAGTAGGTGTCGATGAGGTCCTGGCGTTCCAGGGCGATCAGCCGAGCCATGGCGGCCTTCTTCTCTTTCTCGTTCTGCTCGGTTGTTTTGAAGAACGGACACATCTTGTCTCCAAAATTGCTGGATCTCAGCACACGGCAGAAACCTTCTTTATTACCAGCACAGCGATGGTGAGGACAGACAACTTTCTTTTCCAGTCTCCGATTCTCACGCTGGCGTTCACGATTTTTCATATGGGCAGACCTCCTAGTCTTTTTTATAAAAATCACAGATATATCCGTCTGCACGGAGTAGCAGGCCTTTCGCCCAAGTAGGGGTCTGACCCATAACTTCACAAATATCTTCCAGCGAGGTATTCGCCGGAGCTTCGATGACGGCTTCGTCATGGACGTGCATCACGATCTTGTAGCCGTGTGCATCCAAACGCAGCATGGCTTCCGCAAGGATATCCCTGGCTGTAGCCTGGACGATATTCTCCACGAACTTGGGACCGTAGCTTTCCAGGCGGAGCCACTTTTTCTGCTCACCCACACCCTCAAAGGTGACAGATTCGTTGCCGAAGCGGTTCACGCCCATCCGGGGTTTCACATATACCAGCTTTCTGCCAGAGGGAAGGACGATGAACATCATGCCGCTCTGGTAGATGAAGCGGATGCCACGACACTCGGTGGTAGTTCTCTCCCTGACGCAGGTGGAGGCGGCACGATCAACATCCCACCAAAGGCGGACGATATTGGGGTTGGCCAGCCGCCACGCATCCACCAGGGGTTTGAGTTCTTCTTCCGGGACACCCATATTCAAAGCACCCATGGCCTTCAGCGCACCAACGGAGCCACCGTAGCCCAGAGCCAGTTCAGCGATCTTACCTTTCTGACGGAGATGCCCGTTGACACCGTGCTTTTCGACCGGCACATGGAACATCTGGCTGGCGGATGCACAGTAGATATCACCACCAGCGGCAAAGACCTCCTGGCGCCATTGCTCCCCGGCGATCCAGGCAATCACTCTGGCCTCGATGGCGGAGAAGTCAGCAACAAAGAAGCGGTGGCCGGGTTTGGGAACAAAGGCCGTGCGGATCAGCTCGGAAAGAACCATGGGAACGGAGTCATAGAGAAGTTCCACGGTATCGAACTGACCGTTACGGATAAGAGTTCGGACAGTATCCAGATCTGGCAGATGGTTCTGAGGCAGGTTCTGCACCTGGATCAGTCGGCCAGCATATCGCCCGGTGCGGTTGGCACCATAGAACTGAATGAGACCTCTGGCTCGGCTGTCCGTACCCACCACAGCCTCCATGGCCGTGTATTTCTTTACGCTGCTCTTGGCCAGTTCCTGTCTTAAAGACAGTGCAAGTTCCACCTCGCCGTCTGCCTCCTCCAGCATTTGCAGGACGGCAGCCTTAGACAGGGACTCCGCTTCCACGCCACGCTCAGCCAGCCACTCTTTGAGCTGGGCGGGGCTGTTGGGGTTTTCAAGCCCGGTAACGGAGCGGGCTTGCTCCATATGGGTGCGCTTGAACTGATCATCGCAGGCAATGGCCTGGTGGACCATCGTCATGTCCAGCATGATGCCCCGGTCGTTAATCTGCTGGTCAAGGTGGTAATTGTGCCATTCAGACTCCGCCACCGGGAATTTGGAGAGCTTGTCCTGTATGGCCATTTCGGTTTCTACGTCCCGGAGGTTGTAGGCTTTGAAGGTTTCCCACTTCTCTGGGGCATCGGAAGGATAATGCCGAAATGTACTGCCGTCCTTGGCTTTGGCCGGGGTGCAGAAGTAACGGATGAGGTCCTTGCCTTCTTTCAGCTTCTGCTTCTCCAAACCGAGAACCGCGCCCACACCCTCCAGTGAGAGCGGTAGGCCGAGGGTGGCTGCCCAGACCATGGTGCATCGCCAGGATGCCGGGTTCATGTAGACACCGACATTGCCGCCCAGATACCGGGAGAGACAGATCCGCTCGAATTGTGCGTTGAATGCCCATTTGATGACCTTGTCATCAACGATGGCGCAGATGATTTCGTCGGGGATGGTCTCACCGTTTGCAAGGTCAACGACCTTAACCGGGCCGCCGTCTACGGAGTAGCCGAACAGCAGCACTTCAAAATCAGGAGACTGGCAGTAGCGATACACACCGCACTTGGCCAGATTCTCCGAGGAATAGGTTTCAATATCGATTGACAGGTGTTTCATACTGCCTCCTCCTGGGGAGGGGTGGCAGAGGTTGCCCTCCACCACCCGGGGTGGGGATTATCGCAGGTCGCTCATGCGCTTTTCGTGATATTCCTTATCACGCTCGGCTCTTGCCGCCTCACGCTTTTCCTGCTTGCGGTCGTTGATGAAGTTCTGGACGAGGCAGATCACCAAGGTGATGCTGCCGATGGCCCAGATGCCCAGAAGGATGGTTACCAGCAGATTCTGAATAAACTCCATGGTTCAGTCCTCCTTACGCCAGGAAATCATCGTCCGTCACGGTGGCGAAATCGTCAGCCGCAGAGGACTTGCCGCCCAGAGGCGCACCGTCACGAACCTTCTGGATATTGCCCAGACCGCAGGCAACGCCGCGGTTACCGTTGGAATTGAAGGCGTAGAAGTTGATGGAGACATGGGCATAGCAGCCAGAGTAGACCTCACTGCGATCCAGGATGGGCTGGACGGAGCGGTCAACGATCTGGGGAGCGGTGGTGCTGTTGGCGTTGACGAAGTAGGCATTCTGGTAGGCCTCGTCCTCACGCTCCACATCGCCGTCTCTCAGGGGGAGCTTCAGAGCGGCCTTGTTGGGAATCTTGCCACCGAACTTAGCGGCACCTTCCTTGATGGCGGCATCCACAGCGGCATTGATGGCTGCGATGGTCTTGGTATCGCTCTTGGGGATGATAAGGGAAACGGAATACTTGGGGGTGCCGCCGTTGATGCTGGCAGGCTCCCAGATGTTGGCGTAGGACAGGCGGACGATGCCGGTGACGACCTTGGTGGTTGCTTTCTGATTAGTAGACATATCTTTATTCCTCCGTAATTTCAGTAAAATCGTGATTTGCACCTGTATGGATAGCCGGACGCTTGTCAGATGTAGGAACAAGGGTCGGCTTGCCTTGGGGCTTGATGACCAGACCACCAAGGACTTCTGCGAAGGTTTTCTTGCCCATGAGCTTTTCCATCTCTGTGATGGGAATGAGGCTCTTTTTGAAGATGTCCCGGTAACCAGCGGCGGTGGCGGCAATGACAACAGCAGTTTCGTCTGTGTACTTGCGAATGCTGCGGCCTTCCACCAGCTTGAAGCCGGTCCACTGCTTGCCGTGGTTGATGGCGGCATCCTGGGCATAGGCGGCGATCTCGTTGGCCCACTTGGTCAGATCGTCCAGCCGGGAAAGGATGTCCTCAATCTCCTCATCTGTGAGAAGCGGAGGTTTGGCGAACTCATACCGGGCAAGGGCCAGCTTTTCTTCCGCTCTGGCACGGCACTTGACCGCAGCCTTGCAGAAGGTACACCAGGGGCCGGGATTGAACTCACCCTCGCCTTTGAATGCCAGCTCGGCTTTGGGGCGGAGTGTCTGTTCTGCCCATTCCTCCAGCTCGGCCACGGCAATGGTCCAAGTGGACACATTTTCCCGCCGAGGCTGGAAGATGGACATAGAGATGGTATCGATGTCGTAGAGGGCATCGAAGAGCCGAAGGGCGCCCAGCGCGTACAGCATCATCTGGGGATTTTCTTCTGCGTCCACCAGCACCCCAAGGCCATACTTGAAGTCGATGATATGCAGGAGCTTGTCCGCCACAATGAGGCAGTCACCAGTTCCGAACCCATCCGGGACATGGCAGGAGAAGTCCAGCCTCTGCTCGATGAGGACGAAGGGGTCTGCACAGTGTTGCTTGGCCACCTCGATCTGCTCCAGAACGAATTCCACATAGCTGTTGGTGTACATCTCCATTTCGTCGGAGTCGTATTTACTGACGGGTCTGGTGGAGCGCATCTTCAGAGCCTTTCGGAGCTTATGCTCACACAGTGCATGGGCAGCAGAGCCTTCCGCTGCGGCCTCCGAGGATCTGTCGGCGAACTCCCGCTCCAGATTGGCGGAGGGGTTGCAGTTCATCCAACGGTGAGCCGAGGAGGCAGAGAGTTTTGCGTGTTTCTCAGGTGGCATCTGGCAGTTCCTCCGCGTCCTTCTGCAAAGCAGGATAGTGGCTGGGGTCGATGTCGCTGAACTTCTGGCCGCCGTACTTGCGGATCAGAGCCTGGACGGCCTCCCTGTGACCGGCGAGACTTTTCTCGCCCAGGAATGCCCGGAGCTGTTCCTTTCCCAGAGGCTTGGTGACGGGAACGGGAGTTTCTTCCACAGCCTTGGGTGCCGGTGCCTTGGGTTCTTCGGCCTTGGTGTCGGGAGGGTCGGAGTGGTTCATAGCTTCGGCCACGGCCTCCAGACTGTCGGCCAGGGAGCGAATGTCCTCAATGACATCCAGTAAGAGTTTGACCTTACCCATGAACCACACCACCTTCCTGAACTTCGGTGATGGAAACCGTGGAGACCGTATTGCCCGGAATCAGGATCATCACCTTCTGCTTGCGTCCCAGCAGCCGGGTGAGCAGCTTCTCACGGATGGAGATGTTTCTGCACTGCACGATCCCGCCCCTCTGGGGTTCCTTGGAAACACTGATACGAAGATTGTGTTTCATCGCTTTCATCCTTTCCGAAGGGATGTTTTGTGTTGCCCTTCACTACTAGGCCACGGGAGAAGTCGTTTTTTGCCGGGGTCACAGAAATTTTTTCAAAGTTTTTTTCGCCCGCTCGGCAGCACGGGTTACACTGGATACACCCACGCCCAGCGCCTGGGCGATCTCGGTAAAGGTACGGCCTTCGAAATAGTAGGCACGGATGATGTACTGCTGGTTGGGGGTGAGCTGCTCAATGGCCTCCCAAAGGGCATCCTTCTCGGTGTATGCGGTCAGCGCAGGATCTTCCACGGCCAGGGCATCACCGTCAAAATCCAGAGCATCATAGGAAACGTGGCGGCGGGTTTCGGTGTGATCGTTGTTGTATTCCTGGCGATCCAGGTCGATGACCAGATTGCCCCAGTCATCTGCGACTTCGATTTCTACGGTTTCGGTGGCGAATTTGTACTTGATTTTCATGTTTTCTGTCCTTTCTTTGCGTGGGAAGCAAAGCAAGGCACAGAAAAAAGGGCATGAAAAAACCGCCGGAGTAAAAGCAGTCTGATGACTTGCTTCACTTCGGCGGTTAGGTCACTCGTACAGGTACGGAGCCAGGGCTCGATAATGAACGCTATTCTTTTGGTGGTGGGGCAACCGCCCCGGGATGGTTAGCTTCCAGAGGCCGCCTTGCGCTTGGCTGCCTCAATCTGGGCAAGGACATCGCAGAGCCGGATCAGCTCTCGCTCCTTGGCCTGTTTGACCTCGATGTACACTTCGTCGCCCTCAATAAGGGCATCAAAAACACGAGGTTTGATCTGCTTACTGCTGGAAATGTTACGAATCGGCTGTCTAATCATATCTTCAAATCCTCCTTGGAATAACATACAAGTGGCGGCGTTACTGATACATTAGACCCGGCATTTTTACGCTGTGGCGGCCATCGTCTGGCATTTTCAGATCGCCCATGAGAATTCCGTAGGTGATGGCGTGCTTTCCGAAGCGGCGGCGGAGTTCTTCCACCGCATCTTCTAAACGCTCCCTACGCTCCAGACGGGCGGCATCCACAAACATAGAAAGCTGATCTGGGTCTTTATGCGGAACGAGATCAATGGCACGGACAGTGACGGCCCGAACCTTACTACCCCAACGGTAGCGGTCTTGGAACAGGCGAAACGCTGCGGCACCGATTTCAGAAGGAAGCTGTGTCTTGACGGGGAGTTTCCCCTGAAACTGGGAGCTGAGCAGGTCGTTGCCACGCACAGAAACCTGGACACCACGGGCAGAAAGTTCATGTACCCGGAGGCGATGCCCAACATCCTGACTCAGAGCGAGGATGACTTTCCAGACTTCCTCTTCATCCTCGAGATCAGAAACGCAAGTGATGCCATGGCCGACTGATTTTACCGGGGAGACGAAGTCCTTATGCATGACTCTGGAATTGTCGGTTCCATTGGCGTACCTCCAAAGAGCAAGACCGTTTACACCAAACCATCGCCGCAGGTATTCTGGATCTGTGTTTGCCACATCACCTATGGTATGAATACCGTACTTGGCCAGCTTGGCTGTAGTAGCTCTGCCGCAGTAGATCATTTCACTGCAATGCAGCGGCCACACCTTTTCTTTGAAGGAGTTTCTCTGAATTTCGGTGACGGCATCGGGTTTCTTCA